GCAATCTTTTTTGGCATCTTGCGCTTTTTGCTCATGCCTTGCGCTCCAAACCTTGGCGAATGTAGTGCATGATCTGGCCGGCGGTTGTGCGATCTTCAGCCTGCGCCACCTGCTCAATGCGCTTCAAAACGTCAGGATTGATCCGCAACGTGAACGTGCGGCTCTTGGTGGTTTCGTCTTTATTTGTGCTCATGGTTATGCCTTTCGTGAAAATTGCTTACTTGTGAGCGTGCATCTTCAAACCCACGACACACTATTGCATACATTTCGACACTTTGCAAGTATGCAATCCAATCTTTTTGTTCTGCGCTCACCGTTCCGCCTTTTGTTCGCTTCATCTCTACCCACAATCGCCACGCCGGAATGAAAAGATCAGGAACGCCAGCGCACACTCCTTCGGCCTTCAATCGGCCAGCGGTTGCCGCGCTTCTGGCGCCGCCGTTTGGAATCGCCAGGATGCGAACACCTGGCCACGTTTGACGAAACCAGCGCACGAACTCTCGTTGCTCCTCGTGCTCGGTTGGTATTTCATTCTTCATTTTTTAGTATCTTTTCAATACGTTCTAGTTTCATTTTCATATCGACCAACTCGTAAAGTGTCTCTCGATATGAAGACCATGATTTTTCTGCGCGTTCTCGCTCTACATCAAGCAAGCGCTTCAATCTCTCAAATTCCAATGCTTCTTTTTTGTTCAAAATGGGCACTCCCTTATCCAATCGGGGCATTCATCCTCAGTCGCCGCGAATTCCGCAGGCGGCGCCATTTCATGCTTGGCGCACTTGCCATCAGCTTCATACCAATCGCAAGTGTGGCAACACTTTGGCGGGCCTTTGCGCTCAACTTCGCGCCACTTAACGACGAAACTAGGTTCAGGATGTCTCATTCCATCTCCTCTCCATCACTCTGAAAAACTTACCGTCACGCTTGTACTTCACCATCGCCGGGGCTTTGCTTTCATTCAGAGACAAAACCAAGAGAGAGTCAAACCAAGCATCCTTTGATGTATCAATGTCGGCATTTGCGTGCCTGGCCATCGTCAGTAGTTGCATGAGTGCTTTGTCTCCAGCATAGCCTTCATGCAAGATGGGCAAGTATTCCGTTACGGCTTGGTCTGATAGACCCTCCGGGTAATACGTCACTGCCAGCATTTCTTTGCCGCTTACCCGGCTCGTGTGTTTTTTCCACCACCAGGCGCGCACTGGCATCTCAATGCCATCTAGACCCATGATGTCATCAGCGCATAGCTTGAGCGGCTTGCGCTCAGGCTCTGGGAATTCGGCGCCGCAGGCCGGGCACTGGCGCGCAGACAAGTGAACCAGCTCGCCGCATGAGTCGCACACTTTGACCGGAGCCTCGCCGTTGCCTTCGCCAGCTTTTTTGGGCGGCTGCACTGCCGTGATCGGGCCATGAGTTGCCACCACGCCAGCGAAGTCCAGCACCAAGCAATGATCTGTGTGACTCTTGGGGCGCAATCCTCGCCCTGCCATCTGCATGTATAGGCTGGCACTCATGGTTGGGCGCAGCATTGCGATCAGGTCAATGTCAGGGTAATCAAAGCCAGTGGTTAGCACATTTGCATTTGTCAATGCCCGGATCTTGCCAGACTTGAATTCGGCAATCAGTCGCTCGCGTTCGACCTTCGGCGTTTCCCCGGTTATGGATGCTGCCGTGATGTTTTGCGCGTTGAGTTCGGCTGCGATGGCCTCAGAGTGAGCCACGCCAGCGCAAAAGAAAAGCCAAGCCTTGCGCTCGCCTGCCAGTGCAATCACTTCGCTGACCACTTTGGCGTTTTTGTCGGCCTTGTTTACAGCCGCTTGCAGTTCGGCCTCGATGTATTCGCCGCCTCGCTTCTTGACGCCGGTAATGTCCAGCTTGGTTTGCGTTACTTTGCTGCGCAGTGTGGCCAGGTAGCCTTTGAAGATCAATTCCTCGATGCTCACGGGCTCAATGAGCGCATCAAAGATGGCGGGCTTATCGGTGATGTAGCCATGGCCCAAGCGATACGGTGTAGCTGTCAGACCTACAACGCGCAAAGCCGGATTGATTGCCTTCAGGTCGTCCAGCAAGCCACGATAGCCGCCTTCGTCTTTGTGGTTGACGAGGTGGCATTCGTCAATCAGAACCAAGTCAATGTGTCCTATTTGCTGCGCTTTCTTGCGCACCGATTGAATGCCTGCGAATGTGATCGGCTCGCCCAGATCTTTGCGCCCTACGCTTGCGCTATAGATGCCCAGCGGTGCATCGGACCAGTGATGGCGCATCTTCTCGGCATTCTGCTCAATCAACTCCTTCACATGAGTCAACATCAGAATGCGAGTCTCTGCCCATGTCTGCACCGCATCTTTGCACAGTGCGGCCACGATGTGGCTTTTCCCTGCGCCAGTGGGCAGCACTAGGCACGGGTTGCCAGCATTGCCAGCCTCAAACCAAGAATAAAGATGGTCAATGGTGCGAGATTGATACTCCCGCAATTTTATTTCTTGTGACACTGCTTGTTCCTCTGTTGTTGCGATCTTGTTGCCCATCTGCAATTTCCAGGCTCATAATCGCCATCAACATCAATTCGATCAATTGAATGATTTTTAGATGGACGTTCTCCCATATCCTCAAAGAAGTTATGGAACTTTTCCCATCTCTCACAGACTTTTATTCCTCGTCCTCCGTAATATTTGAATGCCGTGTATGTTGAACATCGGCATCTGTGAAGCATTGCTACCCAGGATTTATGAGTCAGAGATTGAGAACCTTTTTTATTGTGACCGTGGATTGTGTTTGATGATGTGATGCGAGCAGATTGCTTCTCTCTTTGTAGGCAACCACAAGATTGAGTTTCACCTCTATTAAGCCTAGGCCCAGATGTTTGTGTGATATTTCCACAACTGCATAAGCACTCCCACATTATCCTTTTTCCACCTCGAATAGGACGTTGAACAGTTAAACGTCCAAATTGATTTCCTGTCAAATCAAGAAATCTCATTCCATGTCCTATTGTTTGATATTGGTGACTAAATATATACCAACAACAGACAATAATCAAGCATCTCGCCCCCTTGCTCGGATGGCATCTGTTATGTGCTGCTCGATCATTTGAGCCTCGTGTTCCAGAGGAACTGGGTCACCCCATCGACCACACTTGTTGCATTGCCAGTTGACGCGGCCAACTGCGTCACGTTTGATGCGCCCGCCGCCATGAAACCAGTCACACAGCTTGTCTTTTAACCACTTCATTCTTCGCCACTTGCTCGGATTGCCTCAACGCTACCGATCACCCCTTGTGGTCGGTATTCGTATAAAGAAGCTCGTAGATTGCCCAGTGTTGTGGATCCGCATACCAGTGCCGCCATCATCGGCTTTTGCTTCAGCAAATCGTCCAAAGCGGCGCGACACTCACGCAGCAAAGCGGCCTGCTCGTCAAGCAGTACACCATCACCGGCTGCTATCGCGTCATCCATCGTGGGAATGTATGCCTCTGGCATGTCAATACCAGCCCTGTCTGCCACTTCCTTCAACGTAGTCATGCTTCGCCCCTTGCTCGGATAGCGGCTATGCAATCCCGCGTGTCGCCAAATCGCTCGAAATCTTCCAGCGCCTTGGCGCATTCCTCGCGCTCTTCCTGCCGAACCTGCTCGGTGGCGGCGCAGAACTGCGTGACTCGCTGGCCTTTGGCGCATTGCCGCCAGCCTTCGGCGATCATCTTCTCGCGCTCTGCTGCTGCAACGAGGGCTGCGAAGCGTTCAATCTCGTCTTGGGTAATCGTCCAAAATCCATTTGCCCAGGCATCCACTTTGTCTTTGTCGCAAGCCTCTCGCATCAGCTTGATGATTTCGTCTTTTGTCACGACATGGCCCTCCCGTTTTCAAATTCTTCTCGCCTATCCATCGAGTTATGTACCCACACAGTCGGGTACTCATCATCCTCAGTTGGCTTACACCAGCAATCTGTACTAGCTACGTGTTCTCGCAAATCGTTTGTTGGGATAACGTGAATAGTTTCTGATTGGTTCATTTCATTTCCTTTCCAATCTCAGCAGCAGCCCGGACGATTGCGCGGCGGGTGGCGGCGTAAGGGTCTTCTCCTACTTCTTGTTCGACAAAGTCACCTCGTTGGTCAAGCCACACACAGACGGAGTGGTAATCCGCGTGAGGGCGACAAATATCGAGCCGCAGCTTCACCGCCAGCCGCAGTGCATCGCCGTCGTCGGTGATGGGGTTCCACACTCTCGGGCCATCAATCCATAAACTGTCTGTTTCTTTGTGTAGGCTAGTTTTAATATCCGCCGCGAATGCGGCGAGTTCAAGTAATTCGCGGTCAGTCATCCTACTATCCTCGCAGTCTTAAATTGCGCCCGCATATCCATCAATACTTGCTCACCACCCGCGCAGGCTGAAGGGTTGGCGATCAACTCACGGCTACCGAAAACAAACGCATCAGGCTCGCCGTTTCGCACGGGCTTGCCAT